TAATTTCCTTACGCGCTTGTAATTGTTTCGATTGTGCCCGGTGTACCAATTATCGTTTTAAACTGCATTTTTAATTGAGTGGTGTTAAACCACATTGACCCTACCGGGACATTTGCATCATCCCTTGCCAATACGGCTTCAGCATCCGTTTTATATGGCATGAAATTGCCAGTATTTAGTTTGCTAGTAATCTCTTGCAGAACCTGGGAAAGTTGATCGTTATATAAATTATACTCACTCGTCGGCTGACCGTCTTTGTCTGAGTACTTCATCGTGTAATATGTTGGTAATCCTGCTATTGCCATAATTTACTAGCTTATTGCTATCGTCCCGTTCTGTACTACAAATCGCTGAAGACCATAAAAACGTATCTGCAAAGATAACTCGTTTGCTCTACCCATTCTATGCCACGTTACCCTATTTTGATAACGCCCAACAGGGTTTAAGTTTCTACGGACGACTGGCCCGTAACTCTGTCCGCCGTTCTTCGATATTGAAAGCTCAACTATCGCAGAAGGGTTATTCTGAACCGCACACTCGCCATCTTGTGACAGTATCGTGTCGCCATTCTCTGCGATGATTGGCTCGACGCCTTCAGTTACTAATGCACCGCTGCAATCTTCTGTTGACGCAACCTGGTAATTGTTTACACCCTGCTCCATCCAAAATTCAAAGTCTGTCGCTCTAAATGTTGAGGTGTCAGCTTTGCGTATAGATTTTGGTATTCTTACGCGAGGAATATTGTACTGGTCATCATCTGACTCACTATATTTATAGTAATCGATGTCTGTACTCATCTCGTAAAGATTAGCATCGCTTAATGAAATAAAATAAGAGCCGCCATTAAAATAGACAATCTGCCGAGCAGGATGAAAGTTAAAATTCTGGTCGCTAATATCAAAGAATTTCTGCGTATTAAAATCATAGAGTAATGATAAATTATCTTCTTCATTAAAAAATGTTAACTGATAAAACAAATGGCCATCTTGTCTAAACACAATTGCGGTTGATTGGTCTGGATTCTTAATCCTTTGCAGAATAAAATCTATTCCATCAGTTGATATTCTTTGGGCTTGGCCGCCATTGGTTATATAAATCGAAGGCTCATTATTTTCATTGGCTGCAAGCCAGATAACAAACTCTGTGCTCGCTGCAACCGTGTTAGCTGATACACAACCAACGTCAATGTTAAATGATTGTGCGCGACGGTAATTGACTACATCGCCAACCTGCGTCCATAGCTCCACAACATTCTCGCCAAAAACTACTATGTTATTACCTTTACCAGGCAAGCGCTTAATCGCAACGGCATTATCCGCTTTCGTCTCAATGGCCTTTTGACCGCCTGTTGATACTATCTCTATATCCGTAGGAAAGCCTGATTTAGGCTGAAAAATATACCAGTTTTGCGGGTTAATATCACCTGGGCTTCCGGTCATTAAAAAAAATGTATTATGGTATTCAACATAAGTTGGCGAAAATGCATGGGACGCAAAGATATTTTGCGGAGTGACGCCAATACCGTCAACTATTATATAGGCATCTGTGCCATCAACTATGCATATCTGGCTCGCTAGATTCTCGTCGATTGTGACCTCGCCAGTTAGTGAACCGATATCACCAATTTTAGAAAATCCTAGGCCCGCATCTATACGGTAAACGCCAGTCCCTACAACTGCAATTAAAAACTGCTGTTGGCTGCCGCTGCGTGATGAGTAAAATAACCCGCGACCTTCGCCTGCGCCAGAAAAAGCTTGCGATACAAATTCAAAGCCAGGAGTGTTCACTAGCCAATCGTCAGACATGAACATGTTCCACGTACGCTCACGAGAAATTTTTGGATATCGACCAAATATTGAGCTTCCAACAACATTAATCGGGACTTGCTGAGCATTGGCTACTGCCATGTGTATCGCCTATATTAAATATACCAGCCGCGGCCAATATTAACTTGACCCCAATTAACGCCATGACGTCTTCCATTAAGCGTGCATATCTTCTGCAAGCGCAAATCTAATCGCCTGGACTTTTTATCAATCATGGCTACGAGCTTATTAAGCTGAGCCGAGACACCCGCTGGGGTAACCTCATTAAATTCTTTGCAGATTCTGTCTGCTAACGCGTATCGTAGATACGTAATATAGAACGAGTCAAGCGTGAGTTCCAAATCTTGGAACATCGTAACGCTTGCTAATTCGAACACGCCTTTAATAGTTATCGGGTAAGCTTCATCCGGTGAAAAGTAGATGTAAAGCGTACCGCCTCCTAAAGCTCTTTCAAAATACCATTCAAACGGTAAGCTGCTAATGTTTTCAACTCTAGGTGAGCCGAAATATTCATTACGCTTTGATGCTCTCATTGAGTACCGAACAGTGTCTTTTAAGAATGTCAGTGTGTCGATAGTGATGCAGTCAGGAATTGTATATTCTTCCTGACCGGCCACCATGTTTAGGGTGTAAGTGGTTTCGTACGGAATCATTCCGTCGTCAACACGCTTTTCCCCTAAAATTTCATTTAACCAGATAAGGGCATCTGAGGCTTGCGGCCCTTCTACGCTTTCAAATTCGCGAGAGACGACGCCTGATGCGTAGTAAGCGCCGGTTATCAGCTGAGAGACTGTATAAGCCATAAGATACCCTTAATTTTTTTTACGTTAAACTAACTTGTCTAAGTAACCCGCAACAGAAAGCGCAACCGCTGAGCCTGTAACGATGTAATCAACACCAGTAGTGATGTCGAACGGACAAACTAAGTTAGTTGTTTCGGCTACAGCTGCAACGGCACCTGATGTACGAGCGTAACCAGCGGCAGCAGAAGAACTACCAGGGCGCAACTCTAACGTGTCATTACCAGCAGTTGGTGTGTATACACTAAGCATATTAACCGTACCGCTAACCGTTAAGTCTGGGATACCGCCACTCATATCTACAGCAGCAAAAGTTGCAGAAGCACCCGCTGTAATATCAGTTGCAATTGCAACGTCGTAGTACATCCATCTGTCGTTGCTTGCGCCTTCTTGACGGAATTCTAAGAAGTCAGCTGTACCATCAGTTAATACATAACCGATTCGGCGTGACATATCATAGCCGCCTGGTAATAATGGGCTAGCGATATCTGTTGATAAAATACCAGCAGTTGTTTCTTTGCCTGTTGAATCAGCAATAACGTACACAGCGTAATGCGTGCTATTAGCTACAGCGCCAGTGTCAAGACCACCAGCACCGCTGATGATGTTGCTTACAGCTAAAGCTGTACCAACAGTGATGTCGTTTACGTTGGTGCCATTACGAGCTTGACCAGCAGTAATTGCAATAACTTCATCACTAGTGCGTGAAAGATTAAGACCATTGATATACAGAAAGCCTGCATTTTTGATTGGTGTATTTGGCATTCCAAATCTCCTAAGTTTATGCCCCGTTGCCGGGGCTATTATTATTCAGTCTATAGAGGCAGAGCTACCATTAGCGCGTATTCGTCGACCAATGTGTACCCATATATCACATCGTGGACAAAACCGCGTTGATTTTGACCGAACAATGAACCGTAGTATGCACGAAGCGAGCAACCAGAATCAGGATCTACCGCAACCGAAGTAGGGAAAGGCACTTCTTCAGGTAGTCTAGGCATAGCCAAGAATAACGGGTCACCAGCATATAAAAGACCACAGCGATGTGAAGGTAACGCAGTGGCTTGCATGCCAGCAGCGATTTCCACATTGATGTTTTGGTCAGCACCAGCAGCCGCTTTTAATGGTGGATAGATTGTTACCGTAACTTGTGAAGCACCGGTTGAAGCTGCATCAGCAGTCGCACGGAATTGTACGGGAGATTCGGATACTTGATGACCGATGAATGTGCGAAAACGCATATTCGTTTGGCCAGCAACGCCGTCTGAGAATTGTAATTTATCGTATTGCTTGATTGAATCAGCATCAGTTGCGCCATTTGTACCACTGAAAGTGATGCTAGTTACCGCGTCATTAGCGTCTTTAACAACAGACACAACAGTTAATGTTGAAGCGTTAATACCTTCAGAACCTGACGTATGAGTTTTAAGTAAGTTAGATTGGAACCATTCGCAGTTGCTGAATTCGCCGATTTCCCAGCTCATAGCTTCTTTGTTATTACGATCTAAAGCAAACTGATTCAAGCCAGAGTTAACGATACCTGGGAAGGTAAGGTCAGACAAAAAGCCTTTAGTGTTTGTTTTAGCAGCACCAAAGTTACGTAAGAATGCTAA